AGAGTAGAGACTCATGGAGCGATACTTTATGATCTAATAAATAAAAAAGTATCCGATGGTAGAAAAGTTTTCTTCATTCATGGCGGTGTGGATGCTGAGGACAGAGAACAAGTTAGAAAAATCACAGAGGAAGAGAAAGACGCTATCATTGTCGCATCCTTTGGAACTTTCAGTACAGGTATCAACATCAAGAACCTTCACAATGTAATATTTGCCTCTCCATCAAAATCTAGGATTCGTAATCTACAGTCTATTGGCAGAGTCCTTCGTAAAGGCAAAGACAAGGTAAAGGCTAAACTCTATGACATTGCAGATGATGCAACCACAGGGTCGAGAAAGAATTATACTCTGAACCATTTCATTGAAAGAGTGAAAATATATGTTCAAGAACAATTCAATTATGAAATTATATCAATCAACTTAAAAGATTAGAAAAAGGAGTTAGTGTATGGGAATCGAAGATGATTTCTACGCAACAATAAAACTCAGATCAGGAGAAGAAATATTCTCCAAGGTAGCTGCTTCTGAGGAAGATGACAGAACTTTACTCATCCTGTCCAATCCAATTATTGTAGAAGAATTAAAAGTAAGAGGTAAGTTCCAAGGTTATAAAATGGAACCCTGGTTAAAGACAACTGATGATGATATGTTCATCTTAAACATGGATGAGGTCATGACAATGTCTGAGTCAGATAGTATTGAAATGATTATATACTATCAAGATTATGTTCGTAAATTAAATAAAAATAATTATTCTAAGCTAGATAGAAAGATGGGTTACTTATCTTCTGTCCATGAAGCTAAAGAGGTTTTAGAAAAACTCTTTAATAACAGCTAAGGTTCCCTTTCATCCTGGACAAACCTAGTCTATCAAGATTTCAAGGTATTGTCAACTCCTTATGAATCTGATATAATATTATCAGTAAAAATTATTATATGGCTGTCAATCACAATTATGGAACTATGGCAAGACCCAAGAAGTCAGAACATTATGTTAATAATAAAGAGTTCTTAAATGCTCTAGAGAATTATTTTGCAGAAGTAGAGCGAGCAAAACTGAACGATCAACCAAAACCACGTATTCCAAGATATATTGGTGAGTGTTTTTTGAAAATTGCAAATCATTTATCATACAAACCCAACTTTGTGAACTATATGTTCAAAGATGATATGATTTGTGATGGTATTGAAAACTGTGTAAGATATGTTCATAATTTCAATCCTGAGAAATCTAAGAACCCATTTGCTTACTTCACTCAAATCATTTACTATGCATTTCTGAGACGTATCCAACAGGAGAAGAAGCAACTGGAGATCAAGAACAAGATTCTGGAGAAGACCAACTTTGATGAGGTCTTCGATGCGAACGAGCTTGACAGTGGGAACTATTCCGACTACAATTCCATTAAAGATGCCGTTCACATTAAACTCCGTTATCAATGAAGGTTGCCATTATCAGTGACACTCACTATGGTGCAAGAAAAGGTTCCAAACTTTTCCACGATTACTTTGAAAAGTTTTATCGTGATGTCTTTTTCCCCACACTGAAAAAGGAAGGTATCGATACTGTAATCCACTTGGGAGATGCGTTTGACAGCCGTAGAGGTATTGAATTCAAATCACTTCAGTGGGCAAAGAGAGTGGTGTTTGACCCTCTCAAAGAAGCAGGGATTAAGATGCACTTGATTGTTGGTAATCATGACGCATACTACAAGAATAGTAATGAAATCAACTCTGTGGAACTTTTACTTACAGAGTATGATAATGTCATTCCTTATTCAAAAGCTACCGAAGTAAACATCGGTGGACTTGGTGTCTTGTTTATTCCATGGATATGTGAAGACAATGAGAAAGAAACTATCAAACTTATTAAAAAGACAACTTGCCCGTTCGCGATGGGGCACCTTGAGCTCAACGGATTTAGAGTTAATCGACAAATCGTCATGGATCATGGTCATGAGAGCGAACTATATTCAAAGTTCACCAAGGTCTTTAGCGGTCACTATCACACTAGATCGGATGATGGACGGGTCTTCTACTTGGGAAATCCATACGAGATGTTCTGGACAGATGTCGGTGATCGGAGAGGATTCACCATCCTTGATACAGAAACTCATGAACATTTTCCAGTAAACAATCCTTATCAACTGTTTCATAACATATACTATGAGGACAGTGATTATCAGATGTTTGATGCTACTCCGTATAAGGATATGATTGTTAAGGTCATTGTCAAACAAAAGAGTGATGTCAAACAGTTTGAAAAATTTATTGATAAACTTTACAGTGTCGGTGTTGCTGATCTGAAGATTGTTGAGAACTTTGAGTTTAGTGGTTGGTACGACAAAGATAATGTCATCGATGTTGAAACTGAAGATACTCTTTCCATCTTGAATAGATACATTGAAGAATCTGAAGTCAGTCTAGATAAATCCAAAATCCAGAAAGTAATCAGAGATGTATATCAGGAAGCATGTGAACTAATCTAATGTTTATTATTACAGTTGCAGGTCATGAAAAGGATGGAGCATATTCAGTAGTGGATGATGAAGGGGAACAGGTTCTCTATATTTTTCAAGAAGAAGATGATGCTACTCGATATTCACTGCAACTGGAAGAACTTGACTATCCTGAGATGCATGTGTTAGAAATAGAAGACGAGATTATGATCAAGACCTGTGAAATGCACGATCACAAGTATACAATCATAACACCAAATGATATTGTAATTCCCCCCGACAACGCTAGTGATTACCTTTAAGACGATCTCCTGGAGAAACTTTCTTTCGACTGGGCAACAACCGACACGATTAAGTCTTAATGACCATAACACCACCTTAATTGTTGGATCAAATGGTGCTGGTAAATCTACAGTCCTTGATGCACTGACTTTTGTTTTATATGGCAAAGCTTTTAGGCGTATTAACAAAGCTCAACTTATCAATACCACCAATGAGAAGAACTGTTTTGTTGACATTGAGTTCAGTGTCAATGGAATTCAATGGAAAGTTGAGAGAGGAATTAAACCAAATATTTTTAAGATCTATAGAGATGGAGAACTCTTAAATCAAGAACATTCTGCGATTGATCAACAGAAGTGGTTGGAACAGAATGTTCTGAAGATGAACTATAAGTCATTTACTCAGATTGTTATCCTGGGTAGTAGTTCCTTCGTTCCATTCATGCAACTCCCTCAGGGATCCCGTAGAGAGGTCGTAGAAGAACTTTTAGACATCAAGATCTTCTCCTCTATGAGTGTTCTTCTCAAGGAGAAGATTCGTAGTCTGAAAGATGAATCAAGAACTTTTGAGTTAAAGAGACAATCGCTCAAGGATAAGGTTGAGATGCAGAAAGATTTTATCCAACAATTGGAGTCAAAAAGTCAAGAAGACATTAATCAAAAGGAACAAAAGATCTCATTTCTGCTCACTGAAGAGAACTCCTACATGAATAGGAATGGTGGTCTTAACTCAGAAATTGAGACACTTAAAGGTAATCTTTTGAAGTTTGATGGATATAAAGATAAACTTAAGGAATATGGAAATATCAAAGGTAAGATTTCTCAAAAAATCTCAACATTAGTTAAGGATCATAAGTTTTTTAACGATAATACGGTATGCCCTACATGTGGTCAGGGAATAGAAGAGTCTATTCGTGTAAATAGAATTAGGACTTCACAAGATAAAGCCAAAGAGTTGCAGGAGGGGTATGAACAACTTCTCGGGGCAATTAAAGACGAAGAGTTGAGGGAGTCCCAATTTAATTCTATTTCTGGAGACATCAGTAATCTACTTAATGGCATCACTTCTAACAATAGTCAGATCCATAGTTGTCAAAAACAAATTAGACAGATTGAATCTGAGATTCAAACACTTACCAATCAGATACAGAACAGAAATTCTGAACATGAAAAGTTAGAAGAGTTTAGAGAAAGTCTTCAAGAAACATACGAAAAACTTGTTGAGGTAAAGGAGAGTATTTCTTACCACGACTTCACTTATAGTCTTCTTAAAGACGGTGGAGTAAAATCTCAAATCATCAAGAAGTATCTTCCCCTTATCAACCAACAGGTTAATAAGTACCTACAAATGATGGACTTCTACATCAACTTCAAGTTGGATGAAGAGTTCTCAGAGACCATCGAAACCCCGATTCACGAAGACTTTACCTACTCATCTTTTTCTGAAGGAGAGAAAATGAGAATAGACTTAGCCCTCTTGTTTACCTGGAGGGAAGTCGCTAGGTTTAAGAACTCTGTCAATACTAATCTTCTCATTATGGATGAAGTCTTCGACAGTTCCTTGGATGGATTTGGTACAGACGAATTCCTAAAAATTATCAGATTTGTTATTAAGGACGCAAACATATTTGTCATCTCACACAAGGGGGGACTTGAGGACAAATTTGAAAGCGTCATATCCTTTACTAAGGACAAGGGTTTCAGCCGTATGATACAGGGTACTCCAACAGAATAATGAATAAACCAAATTGGCAACACCACTCAAACAAAGAACAGAAACGAAAACTCAAACCCCAAGCTCTCAGACAGGCAAAAGCCAGGAGACAAGCCCTCAAGAGGAAACTCAAGAGGGTTTCTTTTTGTAAAGAATTTGTAAATTTATATTAAAAATTTACGAAATGTCATGAAGTTCTGACATTTCGTCTATATAATATAGTGAGACGGAGATTAACATGCACAACTTGGTATCTCATAATGAGTTAGCATCCTGGAAATGGGACGAAAAAAACAGTGTTGGAGACAAGTATAGTCAAGTGTCCGATTATTTCCAGTGTATCTCAGAATGTGGCATCATCGACCACACAGCAAGGAGGTTCTGTAGACACATCCTTACAGAAGATTAAAATCAACTAAACTACTTAAGGAGTTTAAACCGAAGTCCCCGTCAGAGATGGCGGGGATTGGTCTGCCAACCAGTTGGGGAACTGTCCTCATCTAGTCCACAGGGATCAGATCTCGTGTATTATAAGTACATCAGGAGGACACCACCCATGACAGTCAATTACGAAATCAAGTCACAACTGGCTAAACTTCTCGCCACTGAGGACATTGTGGTTGAGAACCGAGAAGTAATGACGGCTCAGTTTGACGTTGATAATCGTATTCTGACACTTCCCAAGTGGAAACGTGCATCCAACAGTGTCTATGATATGTTGGTTGGCCACGAAGTCGGACATGCACTCTACACCCCTAATGTAGATCCCCCGAAAGATATTCCTCACTCTTTTGTCAATATCATAGAAGATGCTCGTATCGAGAAGAAGATGAAGCATCGGTATCCTGGTCTCGCCAAAAGTTTCTACAAAGGATACAGAGAACTCTCTGAGGAAGATTTCTTCTGTATCGGTGACCAGGACCTGAAGAAGATGAACCTGGCTGACCGTATTAATCTATACTATAAGATTGGTAAGTTTGTTGACATTCCTTTCGATACTTATGAGGAGAGTGTATTGGTTACGAAGGTTGGTAATGTTGAGACCTTTGAGGATGTTTGTGAGGTTGCACGAGAGGTTTACACATACTGTAAGGTTGAAACTCCTTCCACTGATCAACATCAACAACCTCAACAACAGTCTCCTAATGGTCAACCTGGTGACTCTATGGAGAGTCCTGAGAGTTTCTCTGGTGATGATGAGATGACTCATGGGGAAATGGATGAAGAATCTGAGAAACTTGAGTCTGAGAATCAAGAACTGAATATTGATAATCAGATAGAACAGGAAAGTAGTGAACCTGAAGTTACCACTGATAAAGCATTTGAAGATGGTATCTCTGAACTTTGTGGTTTGGACAACGGTATTGATAATGTTTATGTCGAAGTTCCTAAAGTCAATCTCGATAACATCATCATCACTAACAAAAGAGTTCATGAAGAACTTGACTTGTCCTGGCAACTTCAGTCCATGCCTCTACAACATACTGATGAATGGACTGGTAAAATCACCGAATACAAAGCTGACTTTAATCGAGCTGATGAGGAGTATCAAAAGTTTAAGAAATCAGCTCAACGCGAGGTGAACTACCTAGTCAAAGAGTTTGAATGTAAGAAGTCAGCTGACGCATATGCTCGGGCTACTGTGTCTAAGACTGGTATTCTTGATTGTACTAAACTTCATACTTACAAGTACAATGAAGATCTTTTCCGTAAGGTCAGTATTCTTCCTGATGGTCAGAATCATGGTCTTATCTTCATTCTTGATTGGTCTGGTTCGATGGGTAACTGTATCCTGGACACCATTAAACAACTGTTTAATTTGGTATGGTTCTGTAATAAGTGTAATATTCCTTTTGATGTCTATGCTTTCACCAACTCTTACCTCTGGAATAGGGAAGATGAAAAAAATGAATCGATGGATTGGGGACTCAACAAACTCTTTATCCACAAGGATTTTCATCTTCTAAACCTTTTGACTGGTAATGTGAAACGAAAGGAACTTGAGAAACAGTTGTTGAATGTTTGGAGGATTGTTTTTAACATGAAGAGTTGGACTAACTATGAGGTTCCTGCCGGTTATGGTTTGTCTGGTACTCCTCTGAATGAGGCACTTGTGTGTCTTAATCAGATTATTCCTCAGTTCCAAAAGAATCATGATCTTCAAAAAGTTCAATGTGTGATTCTTACTGATGGTGAGGCAAACCATCTCTCATACTGTAAGCCTTGGTACTCTGAGAGGTATGGTGAGAAGGAAGGAACAGCTCATTTGACCCGTGGTCATTCCTATCTTCGCAATCGTAAGACTGGCCACACCTACAAGATTGGTGATTACTTTTACCAGTTCACTGAACTTCTTCTGAGTGACTTGAAAGAGTCTTTCCCTTACACTAATTTCATTGGCATCAGACTTGCTGGAACTCGTGACATTAACTCAATGGTTCGTCGTTATACTGGTGAAGATTCTGTTAAATCAGTCAGGAAGGATAAGTTTTTCTCACTTAAGACCTCTGGTTATGATTCTTACTTTTTGATGGTTGATTCTTCTCTTTCTGTTGATACTGAGTTTGAAGTTGAAGAGGGAGCAACTAAAGCCAAGATCAAGTCCGCTTTTGCTAAGAATCTTAAATCCAAGGCTCTAAATAAAAAAGTGTTAAGTCAGTTCATGGATCTGGTCTGTTGACCAGTTGGCGAACTGTCTCAAGAGGGATGTCTGATTCCCTCTGATCCTTTATAATGACTTTGTTGAAACGAACCACTATGGCACTCTCCACTGAATACGTCACCACTTCTCTTCAGTCCCTCTACGGTAACAACATCACAACATCTGATATTCGTGCATGGTGTGCAATGAACGGTCACAATTATGTGACTATCACTAAGAAACTCAATGATTTCAAAACTGGTCGTGGCAAATGGAACTTGAGCGTTCAGGAACAACTGGAAGAGACCTATGAATCTCCATCCGCACAACCTGCTATTGTTCAAGACTTGATTCCTCAGAAAGATGATACCTTCGTCCAGTTTGGTAACTTTAAAGATATTAAGAAAATTATTCAGTCCCGTCTTTTCTATCCTACATTTGTCACGGGTCTCTCGGGAAATGGTAAAACGTTTGGTATCGAACAAGCCTGTTCCCAACTTAAAAGGGAACTGATTCGTGTCAACATTACTATCGAGACTGACGAAGATGACCTTATTGGTGGTTTCCGTCTGGTTAACGGTGAAACTGTTTGGCATAACGGTCCAGTCATCGAGGCTCTGGAACGTGGAGCAGTTCTTCTTCTAGATGAAGTTGACCTAGCATCTAACAAGATCCTATGTCTTCAATCTATCCTGGAGGGTAAGGGTGTCTTCCTCAAGAAGATTGGTAAGTTTATTCAACCCAAAGACGGATTCAACGTATTCGCTACAGCCAATACCAAAGGTAAGGGATCTGAGGACGGACGATTCATCGGTACTAACGTTCTGAACGAAGCATTCTTGGAACGATTTCCTGTTACCTTTGAACAGGAGTATCCGACTCCATCAACCGAACTCAAGATTCTTGAGGGTGTTGCTCGTGATCTCAATGTGGTTGCTCCTGACTTCTGTAAGCGTCTGACTGACTGGGCTGACATTATTCGTAAGACCTTCTATGATGGTGGTATCGAAGAGGTCATCTCTACTCGTCGTCTGGTTCATGTGATTCGGGCTTATTCCATCTTCGCCGATAAGAAAAAAGCACTTGAGGTTTGTACTAATCGTTTCGATGATGAAACCAAGTCTTCGTTCATGGAACTATATGACAAGGTTGATGTAGACTTCCAACTTGACCAAGAGGGGGAAGTCTGATATACTAATGACAAACTCTTGGACTTTATTATACGAAGAATTGAACATGACTAATGAAACCAATGGAAATGCTTTAAGTTGGCTTTCTCCTAATTCTGACCCTGATTTACTGACCTTTGTTGATCCTGGGAGTTCGGCTCCCCCTGTTGTTTTCTCTGGATCTGGTCTTCCTGGAGGTAATTTCTCTGATTCAATTACATTTGGATCTTCCTCAGTAGATGGTGGAATGGGTGAGGATCACATCAATTTTGATGGTCCCATCAGTATTCCTGATTTCCCAACAACAAAACCCCGATGGAAGTATGATGAGGAGAAGATCCTCTCAGAGTTGTCCGATTATATTTCTGGTACATATAACCAACATTATTCTGCTGGTACTGATAAGGTACAGACACTTGATCTCATTGAAGCCTGTGGTGACGGTGAATCATTCTGTCGATCCAACATCCTAAAGTACGCTTCTCGATACGATAAGAAAGGCACAGCACGACGTGACATCATGAAGATCCTGCATTACGCTGTTCTTCTATTGCACTTCAACGACAAAAACGCACAACGTGAAATCTATCCTCAATGAATATGAAACTAAGTGAAAACACTGTCAACCTTCTGAAGAACTTCTCTTCTATCAACCAATCTATCCTCTTCAAAGAGGGTCAGAAACTTCGTTCTATCTCCGTTATGAAGAACATCCTGGTTGAAGCAAATGTATCTGAGGAGTTTCCTAAGGACTTTGGTATCTACGATCTGAATCAGTTTCTTAATGGACTGAGTCTACATCAGAGTCCTGAACTAGAATTCAAAAATGATCAGTATGTTGTTATTCGTGAAGGTAAACGACGTTCTAAGTTTTTCTTCGCAGATCCTTCTGTGATCGTTGCTCCTCCTGAGAAAGAAATCTCTCTCCCATCCGAGGATGTTTGTTTTGTTCTGACATCTCAGGACCTTCAACAACTCAAGAAAGCAGCATCTGTCTATCAGGTCCCTGATGTCTCTGTCATCGGTAAATCTGGTGTTATTAAACTGGTTGCACGAGATAAGAAGAATGACACCTCAAATGATTTTGAGATCATTGTTGGTGAGACCGACCTTGAGTTCGTCTTTAACTTCAAAGAGGAGAATTTGAAGATTATTCCTGGTAACTATGATGTAGTTGTATCTGAAAAACTCCTTTCCCGCTTTATCAATCAAAATCAAGATGTCACATATTACATCGCACTTGAACCTGACTCAACATTCGGTTGATATATGGATGAGAATTGTGGGTAGTGTTGGTGTCATCACTGCCTACTTTCTTGTTCTGCATGTAGATGTTATGATTGGAGTAGCTACACACTTTGTGGCTGACCTTATCTCAATTCCTTACTTTATTAGAACTAAGTCATGGGACGTGGTTGTCATGTTGTCGTTTCTACTTGTAATCTCCTTATCTAAATTATTATGAAAAATTATGATGGTCCATTATATGCTCCTTGGTGGAAAGTTGAGGCAGGAAAGATGAATAGCCCTTTTAATCCTGTAAAGAATACCAGAGAGACCTACAGTCGATCCCTTGAGAGGGTTGTTACTGAGGTTCAGGTTCAATTTGACAATGAAACTCCAGCATGGATTCCTCTAGAAACTTTGTTGGCTATTAAGAAAACTAATTATGAGTCGTGATGAATTCGTCTGGGTTGAGAAGTATCGACCCAAGACTATTGATGAGTGTATTCTTCCTGACAATATCAAGAATACATTCAAAGCTTTTCTAGATAAAGGTGAGGTTCCTAATCTTCTTTTGTCTGGACCTCCTGGATGTGGTAAAACCACTGTCGCTAAAGCCCTATGTAATGAACTTGGAGTAGATGTTTATGTCATTAACGGATCCGACGAGGGACGATTCCTGGACACTGTCAGGAATAATGCGAAGAACTTCGCTTCGACCGTATCGCTTTCGTCAACTGCTAAACACAAAGTCATCATCATTGATGAGGCAGATAACACGACCCCAGATGTACAACTCGCCCTACGGGCATTTACTGAGGAATTTGTTGGTAATTGTAGATTCATCTTCACCTGCAACTACAAAAACAAAATCGTCAGTCCCCTCCATTCCCGATGTGCAGTCATCGACTTTGCCCTCAAAGGAAAGGAACGTCAGCAACTCGCAGGACAATTCTTCCAACGACTCCAAGAAATCTTGGGTACAGAGGGTATTAAATATGATAACAAGGTCCTGGTAGAACTCATTCAGAAACACTTTCCTGACTGGAGACGTGTTCTGAATGAGTGTCAGAGATACTCTTCTGGTGGAGAGATTAACTCTGGTATTCTTGCATCATTCGCTACGGTAAAAACAGATGACCTCTTCAAAAGACTCAAGGAGAAAGACTTTCCTAGCGTCCGTAAGTGGGTTGTTAATAATCTTGATAACGATACCGATGTTCTTCTTCGTAGCATATACGATGCCTGCTATAACAATCTTGAAGGTCCTGGTGTTGCTGCAGCTGTCCTTATTATCGCTAAGTACCAGTATCAAAGTTCGTTCGTGGCTGATCAAGAGATAAATATTCTCGCTTGTTTAACCGAAATTATGGTTGAATGTCAATTCAAATGAAAATCAAAACCCCTAGACAAAAGAAGTCCAGAACCTACTATTACTTCTGGAGTTTTATGGCACTGACAGTGTTCTTTGGACAAATTTATGTTGGATATGGATACCGTCTCATGCATGGAAGTATGTTGGATCTAATGGACAAAGTTGATGGAGTCCTCCTCCACAAATCTGAACAATCTAAATTTTATTCAAAATGAATGTAAAAGTAATGCGTACAAATATTGGTGAGGAGGTAATTTTTACCCTCATCGATGAAGGAACAGAGACTATTGAGGTAGAGAACGCTTTGGTTGCCATGCCAAATGCACAGGGTCAAGTTGGATTTGGGCCCTGGTCCTTCCTTCAAAAGAAAGATACAACTTTCACTGTTGATAGGAGATTCATTGTCTCCATCTATGAGGCAGAGGAAGGGATTGTAGAGAATTATGAAAAGATTTTTAATCCTGACAAAATTCAAACACCTAGTAAGAAACTGATTCTATGAAGAAACTGATTCTGTTATTAGCTGGTAGTCTTATCTTTGCTACTCCAGCTATGGCTCATAGGAGGTATCCTAATCATCCCAACTATGGGAAACCTCATCATCACCACAAACCAATTTATATCCCAAAACATAACCATTGCCACTATCATCGTAAAGATGATTTTATCCATTGTCACCGTCACTCTCATGGTGGTCCAGGTTATGGGCACCATGGAAAAAAACATATTCATGGATATTGGGAGACACAACCAAGACCACATATTGAATTTCACTTTTGATGGAACCCGAACTGAAGGATTGGCTGAACTCTATCAACTTTAATAAGGAAGACCTTACTGAAGATGATGAGAATATCATCAAGTCATATCCCCCCTTTATTATTAACAAATGTCTGTCAGGTCAACTTGACACTGTACTTTTTGCCAATGAAATGAATAAGTGTCATTTCTTAGATAAAGATATGCAATATAAATTTTATCTAAATATCTTGAGAAAGAGAAAGAGATTTTCTCCTTGGCTTCGGAAGGATAAAGATTCCGATCTTGACATCGTCAAATCATACTATGGTTATAGTAATGAGAAAGCTCGTCAAGTCATGAGGATTTTATCCACTGAACAAATTAACTACATGAAACAACGACTTGACATTGGTGGTAAAAAATGACACAAACAGCTGAACCACAGGTTTCCTGGTCTCAAGATAAGATGATTGAGGTCAAGTTAAATGAACCTGATGATTTCCTTAAAGTACGAGAAACTCTTACTAGAATTGGAGTAGCTTCTAGAAAAGAGAAGAAACTTTACCAATCTTGCCATATTCTTCATAAACAGGGTAAATATTATATCGTTCATTTTAAGGAACTGTTTGCCCTTGATGGTAAATACGCTAATCTTACTGTTAATGATGTTCATCGTAGGAATCGTATTACTCGGTTGCTTTCTGATTGGGGTCTAGTATCAGTTGTTATTGAAGATAGTATCCTTGATATTGCTCCTTTGAATCAGATTAAAGTTCTCCCTTATCGTGACAAGAACGATTGGGTATTAGAACAAAAGTATAATATTGGTAAGAAGGGTAAAGAAGAAGAATCTAAATAAGTCTGAGTCTTTCGTGCAGACTCTACGAATGTCGGAAACCCGTATGAGGGAGTGTAGTTTTCACTACACCCCTCTTTTTTGTATCTGTTATAATTAGTATGTAAGAGGTTCGGGTTCCACGGAATCCCTTCTTACGCTAAAGATGCCTTCGGGGTCTTTACTTTACATACTCGCTTACTAAGGAGAACTATGTCTACACTAGCAAGGTATAATGTTGCCAATATTGACCAACTGGTTGATAGAATCGCAAGAAATAGTATTGGAATGGAAGACTACTTCAATCGTGTCTTCACCCATGAAACAAACAACTACCCACCATATAATCTAGTTGCTATAACTGAAGATCAGTTCAAACTAGAAATTGCATTGGCTGGTTTTGCTGAGACTGATGTAAAGGTCTTCACAGAACGGGGTAAACTGGTTATTGAGGGAGCTAAGGCTACTGACACACCTGATGATGCATATGTCCATCGTGGTCTCGCACAGAGGTCTTTCACAAGGGCTTGGACCATCGCTGATGACACCGAGGTCAAGTCTGTTGATTTTATGAATGGCCTCCTCACCGTCACCCTGGGTAGAATTGTCCCAGAGAAACACCAGAAGAGATTCTGGTATGGGACAGACGAGACCGATAAATAATCCATATCGTCGCCGCTGGGGTTCAATGGCCAAATCCATTGACACCCCTCTTTTTTTATGCTATACTTTAATCGATAGAGAACTACCTATGCCCAAGAAAGAAAAAAAAGACAGTAAGGGTCGTAAAGAAGAGTGGAGTTGGGAAGAGACTTCTGAAACGAAAGCAGCTATTGCTCGTCTTCATGATACTATTCGTAAACTGGAATCAGAAGCACCTGACTATGGAGTTGGTAAATGACAATTAAACTTGCACTACTGAAGTCTGGTGAAGATGTTATTGCTGATATGGAGGAAATGGTCGCGAATGATCAGGTAGTTGGATACTTTTTTAAGTATCCTTGTACTGCTAAATTAATTGGTAATGACTTAAACAAAGAAGGTAAAGGACCATTCAAACTAAGATTGACACCATGGATGCCACTTAGTAAGGACACTACTATTCCTGTTGTTGCTGACTGGGTCATTAGTATTATGGACCCAATAGATGATCTAAAAGAAACTTACGAAAAAGGCATTAAAAGTTATGGAAATCAAGAATCTGAAGTTATTGGTACTGATGAACAATCAGTTGATTCTGAGTCAGATTGAGGAAGTGACTTCTGAATTAGGTGAACCTGATTGTAGGTTAATTGAACCTTTTGTAGTCAGTACATCAGATAATAAGATCACTATACAAGAAGGGATGATGGTCTTATCTCCTTGGTTGATGAATGTGACCAATCAAAATACATTTATGGTTAGTTCGGATAAGATCTTGACTATTGTGGATCCTAACACTAAACTTACTAAGAAATATGGGGAGATGTTAGACAGAGAATGAGATTCTATACTAATGTCCAGATGATTGGTAACAACTTTCTCGTCCGAGGATATGAAGACGGCCAGAAGGTGATGTTTCAGGAAAAGTATAACCCTACCCTCTTTGTTAAATCAAAGAAGGTGACCAAGTGGAAAACACTTGAGGGTCAACATGTTGAACCCATTCAACCTGGATTGGTAAGAGATTGTAGAGAGTTCATCAAAAAGTATGATGGTGTAGAAGGATTCAGTGTCTACGGAAACGAGAGATATGTCTATCAATATATCTCAGATAAGTATACTGAAGAGGAGATTAAGTTCGATATCAACAAAGTCGGACTTGTCACGATGGATATTGAGGTCCAGTCTGAAGAAGGATTCCCTAGCCCAGACTCATGTTCTGAAGAGATGTTGTCCATCTCTATTCAGGACTATGCGACCAAAGAGATTACCACTTGGGGTCGTCATCCCTATACTCCCACACAGAATAATGTAACTTATCACTACCATAGTGATGAAGTTGCAATGCTTGAATCTTTCCTGTATTGGTGGGAACAAAATACTCCCGATGTGGTTACTGGTTGGAATGTTCGTTTGTATGATATTCCATATCTCTGTGGTCGGATGTCTCGTATCATGGGTGAGAAAAAGATGAAACAACTTTCACCATGGAAGATGGTAGACCATGATGTGATTGGTATCTCTGGTCGTGAATATAATGTCTACTCTATTGTTGGTGTCACTACACTCGACTATCTAGAACTCTACAAGAAATTTACTTATGTAAATCGTGAGTCCTATCGACTGGACTTTATCGGTGATGTTGAGTTGGGACAAAAGAAACTGGATCATAGTGAGTTTGATACCTTCAGAGATTTCTATAGGGGGAACTGGAAAAAGTTCATTGATTACAACATCAAAGACGTTGAACTTGTTGACCGTCTGGAAGACAAGATGAAACTGATTGAGTTGGTCATCACTATGGCATTTGATGCAAAGGTGAACTTCATTGACCCTATGGCTCAAGTCCGTATGTGGGACACAATCATCTACAACTATCTCAAGAAGAGGAACATTGTCATTCCACCTAAGAATAGGTCTGAGAAGAATGACAAGTTTGCTGGAGCATATGTCAAGGAACCTAAACCAGGTGTCTATGAATATGTGGTGTCTTTTGACTTGAACTCCCTGTATCCTCACCTGATGATGCAGTATAATATCTCTCCTGAAACACTCATGGATGAGAGACACCCTAGTGTGACAGTCGATAAAATTTTGGATGAGAAACTCAACTTTGAACTTTATAGTGACTATGCTGTCTGTGCTAACGGAGCTATGTTCCGTAAAGATACTAAGGGTTTCCTACCTGAATTGATGGAGAAGATGTATGCTGATCGTAAGGTCTTCAAGAAGAAGATGTTGAAGGCTAAACAACAACTGGTGGATATTGAAGCTGAAATGAAAAGACGAGGTATTAAATAATGGGATATCTGATTGGTGGGGCTGGTGAAGGTGCTGAACAGGAAATAACAGCATCCTCTGACAATCCCTTTGCAAATCTGTCTAATTCTGATTTAATACGGTTGAGAGACCAGACAGAAAAAGATGTCGCGAAGTTCAACAATTTCCAGATGGCTCGTAAGATTGCACTCAACTCTGCTTATGGTGCAATCGGTAATCAGTATTTCCGTTACTACAAACTGGCCAATGCGGAAGCGATTACGCTTTCTGGTCAAGTCTCTATCCGTTGGATTGAGAATAAAGTAAATGGATATCTAAATAGTTTGTTAAAGACAGAAGATGTTGACTATGTCATCGCATCTGACACTGATTCAATTTATCTTAATTTCGGACCTCTTGTTGATAAATTTTTTAGCAATAAGCGCCGCGAAAAGACTGAGATTGTGGGGATCATTGACCAGATCTGCCAGGACAAACTGGAACCGTTTATCGAGAAGAGCTACCAGAAACTCGCGACATATGTAAACGCTTACGACCAGAAGATGCAGATGAAGCGAGAGAACATCGCTGATCGTGGCATCTGGACTGCAAAGAAACGATATATCCTCAATGTTTGGGACAGTGAGGGTGTCAGGTATGAGGACCCAAAACTGAAGATCATGGGTATCGAAGCTGTCAAGTCTTCGACACCAGCACCCTGTAGGGACATGATTAAAGGTGCTCTGAAGTTGATGATGAATGGGACTGAAGAGGATGTCATTAAGTACATTGATGACTGTAGGGGTAGGTTCAACAAGATGACACCTGAGGAGATTGCTTTCCCTCGTAGTGTTTCTGATGTAAACAAACATAAGAATCACGCCACCATCTATGGTAAAGGGTGTCCAATGCATGTTCGTGGATGTCTCCTACATAATCACTTGGTGAAGGAGATGAAATTGGAATCTAAGTATTCCCTCATCAGTAATGGTGACAAGATTAAATTCATTCACCTGTTTAAACCAAATCCCATTAGGGAGAACGTGGTTTCATTTGCCTCCGACTTTCCATATGAGTTTGGACTTGGCAAATACATCGATTATGACCTACAATTCAACAAAGCCTTCCTTGATCCCGTTAAGGTAATTCTTGACGCTATTGGATGGAATGTTGAGAAAACAGTAAACCTAGAACTTTTCTTCGGATAATGGACTTACCAATCAACGACAAAGAATTGGCCACTATTGTGAGTGCCCTTAGACTGGGAGGTGACGCAGCACTTTATCAAAAACTTACTAGAATCAAAGAGATTCGTGACGCCAATCCTGGTGGTCCATACAAGAAGATCGCTCGTGAACAATACGGATTTGTAATTTAATGGATTTTTTAAAAGATATTGTAAAAGAGATCGGAGATGACTATACCAAACTGGCAAGAGACATCGACGACACAGAAACTTACGTGGACACAGGTTCGTACATCTTTAACGGACTTTGTTCAGGTAGCATATTTGGTGGCGTATCTGGGAATAAGATTACTGCCATTGCTGGGGAGTCTTCTACTGGAAAGACTTTCTTTAGTCTCGCTGTGGTTAAGAATTTTCTGGATAGTAATCCTGGTGGTTACTGTCTGTACTTTGACACTGAAGCAGCAGTTAATAGGTCTCTTCTCGAAAGTCGTGGAATTGACTTAGAACGATTAGTTGTTGTGAATGTTGTTACAATTGAAGACTTCCGATCTAAGGCTCTAAGGGCTGTGGATATCTACCTTAAAACATCAGAAGATGATAGGAAACCCTGTATGTTTGTGTTAGACTCCCTGGGTATGTTATCCACAGAGAAAGAGATTCGTGATGCTCTTGATGATAAACAGGTTCGGGACATGACCAAATCACAGTTGGTCAAAGGAGCCTTTAGGATGTTGACCCTGAAGTTGGGACAGGCTAAAATCCCAATGATTGTTACTAACCACACTTACGATGTTATCGGATCATACGTTCCCACCAAAGAGATGGGTGGAGGCAGTGGCCTCAAATATGCGGCAAGCACGATCATTTATCTCACAAAGAAAAAAGAAAAGGATGGAACAGAAGTCATTGGAAATCTTATTAAAGCTAAGACAGCAAAGTCGCGTTTGAGTAAGGAGAATAAGGATGTTACGGTGCGTCTTTATTACGATGAGCGTGGTCTCGATAGACATTATGGTTTACTTGAGTTGGGTGAACTTGGAGGTCTGTGGAAAAATGTGGCAGGTCGTTATGAGATGAACGGCAAGAAGGTCTACGCTAAAGAGATCTTGAAGAACCCTGACAAATACTTTACTGAAGAGGTCTTACAGAAACTAGATGAAATCGCACAAGAAGAGTTCTCATATGGTTCGGCAGTATGATATCCTCCCAGAATCATATTGTAAAGAACTAATCAGTATCTTTGAGAACTCTTCTCATCAAGAGTTTATCAATGATGACCACAAACCATGTTTTACTCAAATCAATCTGAACAAAGAGAAGATTGAGATGGTCCGTGAGATGATCCCCATTGTCAGGGGTGTCCGATCCATGTATCAGACAGATACTAAGTCAAGGTTTATTCCTGAGATTAAAGCTCTAGAAGAGTTTAGAATCAAAAGATATCTTCCTAATGGTGAAGAGAGATTTGATGAACATGTAGATATAACTGATCATGCTACTGCTCGACGGGCAGTGGCATTTTTATTTTATTTGAATATCAATGACGGGGTCACACATTTTACAAGACAAGGCGTGACAATCAAACCAAAGACTGGTAGAGTTGTTGTATTCCCCCCGACTTGGTCCTACCCACACTCAGGTGCAGCACCAAGTTCAACGAAGTACATTCTAAGCACCTATATTCATTATGGATAAGATTGAGTTTCTAGTTTTGAATAACTTAATCAACAATGAGGAATATCTTCGTAAGACCATCCCTTTCCTAAAAGAGGAGTACTTTGAGGACCACAATCAGAAGATTGTGTTCCAAGAGATTTCAAAGTTTGTGGACGAATATAATGATGTCCCCACAAAAGAGGTCCTCTATATTGAAGTTGAGAAGAGAAAGGATATAAATGAAGATGTGTATAAACAAATTCATCATCTGATTGACCACCTTGAGGGGCAACCAGTTGAGTTTGGATGGTTAGTTGATACAACAGAAAAGTGGTGTCGTGAACGTGCAATCTATCTCGCTCTCATTGAATCTATTCAGATCGCTGATGGGCAGGATGATAAAAAACAACCTGACTCCATACCTTCTATTCTATCTGATGCTCTTGCTGTCAGTTTTGACAATCATGTAGGACACGATTATCTTCTCGATTACAGCGAACGATATGACCTATACAATACGAAAGAAGAAACTATTCCATTCGACTTGGAATTCTTCAACAAGATTACGAAGGGTGGCCTTCCAAACAAAACACTCAATATTGCTCTCGCTGGCACTGGTGTTGGTAAATCTTTGTTTATGTGTCATGTCGCAAGCAGTGTGTTACTCCAAAACAAGAACGTATTATACATCACGCTTGAGATGGCTGAGGAACGCATTGCTGAAAGAATTGATGCTAATCTTCTGAACGTTCCCATTGGTGATATTGCTGACCTACCCAAACAGATGTTTGAATCAAAGGTAAGTAACCTGGCACAGAAGACTCAGGGAACACTGATTATCAAAGAGTACCCTACGGCTTCTGCACATGCTGGACATTTTAGATCACTTCTTCAGGAACTTGCACTTAAGAAGTCATTTAGACCTGATATCATTTTCATTGATTACCTTAATATATGTGCTTCCTCGCGATATCGCGCAGGTAGCAATGTCAATTCATATACAACTGTTAAGGCTATTGCAGAAGAACTTCGAGGATTGGCTGTTGAGGCAAACGTCCCTATCATATCTGCCACGCAGACCACTCGCTCTGGTTATGGTAGCTCTGATGTGGAGCTTACTGATACAAGTGAGTCCTTTGGTTTGCCTGCTACTGCTGATCTTATGTTTGCCCTTATTGCTACTGAAGAACTCGAAGAGTTGGGACAGATTCTAGTCAAACAATTGAAGAACAGATACAACGATATCAACATGTATAAGAGATTTGTAGTCGGAATTGATAGATCGAAGATGCGTCTTTATGATTGTGAACAGTCAGCACAGGATGATATCCTTGACAATAGTAAGGATGAGGAGTATAGTTATGAGGAAAAACCAAAGAAGACCTTTGAGGGATTCAAATTCTAATGGGATTAACTACTAAGAATTTACAATCACAACTTGCAAAAACTGAAT